TGCAACACGTTCCGCACTATTTTCAATTTTATCATAATTAGTTTGAGTTTCAGTAGCATTCACTACTCGTTGAGTTGCGTTAGTTGTATTAGTAACTGCTTTTGTTGTATCTGTTACAGCATTTGTTACATCATTAATTTTCTTTGTAACATTAGACAAAGAAGATTGCATATTTCTAACTTCATTAATTAATTGACTATTATCGGTTGCACCAGTAGTTTTTTTCTTTGTATTACTAATAGCAGAAAGCCCACTTTTATTTAAAGCTTCTAATCCCTTCCAGTCTCCTAATCTAGCTAAAACTTTTCTAACTCTGGCTTCTTCCATAGCCATAGCATCACCATTTTTAATGATGTCTTTGTAAGTTTTCATAGTTCCTTTTAGGGCTTTATTTGCTTCAGCGTGATTTTTACCTTCTCCCTTAATAGTATCATTACCTATACCAAGAGTACCATCACTATTATGGTATCTGTGCATAGTTTTATTAGTAGTAAGGTTCATAGTATCCCAATCACTTTTACCAGCCTGTTTAATATAATTAGAAACTGCTCCAATAAAAGTATCATATTCTTTTTTACTTGAATCTGATCTACCATGTTCTAAATCACCTAAGTGTTTAGCGGCTTCGTTTGCAGCAAGATTTGCTTTTTCTAATGCTTTTTGTTGTTCAGTTAGAACATTTTTGTTTCCACCACGTTTTTCTGCTGCATCAGCCAAAGTATTTGCTAATTCTTTATTTACTGTGGTTTTAAGAGTTTTAGCACTTTCTTTTTCGGCTTCTCTTTTTCGTTTTGCCGCACCAGACGCACCTTTGATTTCATATGAACCACCATACTCTGTAGCCATAACAGTACGTGAGGTTGCTACACCCTTATCAAATCCACTATTACGTTTAAATCCTTTAGGTCCAGTTAGTCTTGTACCTCTATATTGTTCGTTTTTTATATTAGCATTTATTTCTTCATCTGATATATCTGAATAATTAGATTTTCTAGTTTTAGCTTTAGCTTGCGCTTTTGCTTTTTGGGCTTGTTTTGTTCGCGCTTTTTGTTGAACACTCACTTCTTTTTTAAGGTCGTTTACAAAAGTCTGATAATCACTTAATGTTTGTCTTAAATTGTTATTCGCATTTGCGATAACATCACTACCTCTATACTTAGCGGTTTTCTTACCAAACTTATCAATCTGAGCCTTAAAATTCTCTATATCTTTTAACGTCAAAGAGACGCTTTCGTCAGCCATCTTCTTTGCAGTATTGTAAATGGCGGCGTAAGCGTCTTTTATATCTTGATTTATCTCTTTACCGTTTTTGAATTTACCTTCTAATGTTGCAGGAAGTGTGATAACTCCATCTTTACCACCATAAACAGATGATTTTAATTTTGATTGTACTACTTTAACTAATTTACTAACAGCATCAGCAGCACTAGCTTCGTCTGGTTTAACACCCAACAACGCATAAAGAGATTCTATTTCTTCACCCATATTTACTACCTCCTACAACCTAATTTATTAACCTGTAAAACGTCCATCAGAACTATGTTTTACAGATTTATTAATTTTCTTTTCATAATCCTCCCTTAACCAATCTGGCATAGGCGCATTTTCTTTCTTTTCAAACAACTCAGAGAGCGCTTCATCTATTTTACCCGGATAGATTTTAGCACCGAATGCGGCTCGGTTCATACTACCCATACGCCAAATTTTATAAGCAAGTCCTTCTCGTTTATATTTCAACATAAACAATAATTCTTTGCAAGAATAATCATATAAGTCACGTAATTCACAACCTTGTTTCACTAATTCAACATATATATCGTGAACAACGTGAAAACCTGCTATTGGGTCGTACGTATTTGTATCATCATCAACCCATTTATTTATTCCAAGTTTTGTCGCTAACTTCTGGACTGGGTGTCATTGGAATATCTTGTTTCTGTACTAATCCTGATTTTTGTACGATTTCTTGTAAATATTTTTCTGTTAATTCTTGCATTCCATATTCATCTAATAGTGCGTCAAATAATTCCGCTTCGTCAGGGTATTTGTCCTTGCAAGCCTTACTTGCACAGGCATAGAATAAATTTACCATAACTGTAAAATCAGGGTTTTGGAATGCTTCAAATATATTCTTTCCTAATTTTTTTTCTAAGTATAGAATACTTGAACTCTTTAATTTGAATTCATATTCTACTCCACCTATTTTAATAATTACTACATGATCCATAATTTCAATCCTCCTATTTAATAAAAGTGGTGGGTGTAAATGCCCGAAGATTGACCTGGCTAAACTGACCACCTGAGTTTAGTTTTATTTAATTAAAGACTACTTTGATTTGGTAATGACACTTTTATATCACTTCTTACGTCGTGATAAATACTGAATTTTTCAATATCTTGTTGAGCGTCAGCTGTATAACTTATGCTACAAGTTGCGTCATATTCAATTATTACTCCTGAGGCTTTAACAACTACCCAGTGAGCTTTAGTTTTAGGGTCAGCGTCAGCCATTTCTTTAACACTTCTTAAGTTGTGAGCAACTCCAGCGTTATCTCTGAAACTCATCATATTGATTTCGTAAGAAACTTCTGCGGCTGGTTGTAATCCTAAAACTGATGTTTCAGCTTTAGTATTATCTAATGTTGTTGTATCTATTGTATTTGGTTGTCCACCAAAATCTGGTGTTGAAGCCAAACCATAAACTCTTGTATATCCACCTAAAGCTGTGTCTAGGTCTGATTTGTTATAAGAGCCTGCGCTTCCGATAAATGTACCAACATTGTCTTTACTAAAATATAACGCAGTACCAAGTGTGGCTACTTGAATTTTTGCATCTGGATCCATAATATTACCTCCTATAAAATATTTTCCTTAACAAAGTATTTAGTTCAGTGGACTATCTTAATGTCCCTTCTAAAGTGTTTGCTTGTGCGTATGCAGTTAGCATACATTCACGATAACCTGTGTCTGGTGTAATAGGACTATCTTGGGTCGTAGGTCTAAATCTTAATTCGCCTAATTTTTCGCATATGGCGTCTAAGTAGTTGTCAAATTGTTTTTGCGTACCACCTTTTGTAGATAAATACCCAATTACAGAAATAGTATATTGTTCATTATCATAAGACAAATCTCTTTTATTCAAACTGGTCCTAATATCATATCCAAAATAATATCTACCTTTTTCAACCATTTCTTGAGGCATAATGATACCAGATTCCAAACCTTCGATTTCGGTTAATTTACTTTGTATCATTACACGAAGATTGTTCACTAATCTCATTTAACCTACCTCCTATTTTTTAATTTTATATTTTTGTTTTCTGGCATAATCTTTAAGATTTAAACTATTAATAAAACCTTTCATTTGAAGTGAAGTGTGCATTTCAAATAAGTGTGCCGGTGTTGGATAATTATATGCGGTTGGTTTTTCAGCTTCTTCGTTATAAAACCAATAATGACCTCCACCTCTAGTACCTTCTCTTAACCATTCATATACCTGTGTCGCAGTAACCACTTTTTTTCTATGACCATCATTAGGATACGGGATGGGTTTTACTATAATACTAACTTTACTCTCATATTTACTTTTCTTTTCAATTTTAGTATCGATAGCTTGGCCAACAAGTATTCCGGTATGTTCATACGAAAGCGTTTTACGACTTAATCTTTTTCTATCTTTACCATATTTACCTTTATTTTTTTCAGCTTCTTCCGCTTTCTTAGCTTTATTGTATTCCATTTTCGCTTGTTCGCTTCTTGCTCGTGGATAGTAAGACGCTTCCACATTCGCTTTATGTACTTCTTTTAGTTTATCTGCTACAATTTTTTCTATGTCTATCCTCATTGCTTCGGCTTCTTTCATTAACTTTTTAGTTATATTTACAGTGACTGTTTTCTGCCACCTACCGAAGTTATCTTTATAATTTGAACGACCACCGTACATAAAATCACCTCCATTGTATATCAATATATAACGGAGTAACCTTCACAACAGCGTACTTATTTCCTTTCCACTCAACTAAATACTTTGTTAAGTTATCTGGAGAATTGTTCGTCTTCTCCAATAAAAATGGTTCTAAGTCATTGTATATAGATTTGAAGCGGTATGTCTTGTCAAGGTTAGCCCCGTACGCACTTTGAGCAATTTCATCTGACGCAAGATACTGCACAGCTCCGTCAGCGTGGAATATATCTTCATACTCTTCGATTAAGTCACCGTCCGCACCTCTTGTAGATTTAAGGTTGTAAAGTACGACCGGTGTTAGCTTTGACAATAACATAACCTTTCTCCTTTACTTACAATTTATTATAGACTTGGGTCTGGAGCTGGTATATCACTTACATTGAATGCAATAGCTCCTGTTCTATTATTTAATATAAATACATCACTATATTCTTTTTCATAATAGATATAATCACCTTTAGTTCCAGCTGCTGGAGCTTCCATACCAACAAATGCGTATTTGTTTGGTGTTAAGATAGCAGATGGGTGTACTAAGAATAGGTTGATTTGTTTAGCACTAGCTGATGGTTCAAAACCTGTAGTAAATGTGTAAGCAGTCTTCATTAAGAATGAAGGTACAGATATTAACTTGATTTCATCAAGTCTATCTACAACTCTATTTATAGTATTTTCACCATTTTGAACATTTCTTGATAAACCAATGTTACTAGCTTGTTTTAATAAAGTTTTAACAGCTGGAGTAACATATAGTAATCTTCCTTGTGCAGGTACTAATGCTTCATCCATTTGTTCCATTAAATTATCAAATACTGCCAATACGTTATCTACATTTAGTGCTGTAGTGTCAGCTGTTTTTCCTTCAGCTACCCAATCAGCATATATTTTTGAAATTGTATATGCGTCTTTCTCTGGGAATTTCTGTGTTTCATTGAACACTTGTGTTGCGTTTTGGATAGTTAATACCATATTAGTATCCATAACGTCTGCTGGGTCTATACTTGTTGACCATTCTCTGTAGAATGTAAGGGTTTTTGTTTCCCATTCGTTATCAACATTTCTGTTGAAAACACCATCTATACTATCTCTGTTAACATTTTTTCTACCTGTAACAGAAATTGATGGAATGTGAATAGTTTTAGCGTCTACGAACTTATAAGTTCTATTATTAGCCACATTATATAATTCACCAAAGTTTAATACGTTTGGGTATGCTTGGGCTAAAGCTCTTTCGTAGGCTTCGGCATAATTAACTGCTGCCATAATAATTCCTCCTTTATAATATAATTTTTATAAACTAAAACGAGTTCGTAGCAAACCGAATGGGTCTAACTACACAACTGTTACGTTATATAGAAATATTACCCATCCCATTTGCTACGAACTTGGACCGAATTTCATACCAAATATCGTATGCCCCCAGGACATATCTATTTCTGTTCATATTATAACAAAATTGAACAGAATAGTCAAGAAATATTTTAACTTTTTTTATAAAACTTTCCAAACGTCCCAAAGCCTTCTGTCTCTACAATCAAATGTGTCATATACAACACCGTCAATTACTGTAGTTATATGATTAGGCATAGTTATTAAATATGTTCCAATTTGACATCTTTCAACAAAATCACCAACTGTTTCGTCTGGATAAGTTTCAACTCTGTCATACCTATAATCTAACAAAGGTTCAACAAAATTCACATCATCAAGCAAGATACCGTTTTTCTTTGCTATTCTACTTAAATCGTCATACGTGTCACTCCAACTTTTATCTTCAGCAGTAGAAATAGCACGAATT